TTGTGGAATGGACTTGCCTTATCTGGCAGTTTTTCTTTATTTCTAGCTTTATCTTCTCTTTGCAGTCTCATCCTTTCTACGGATGGTATCTCTTTAAATCTTTCAAGAACAGTTTCATGAGAAATAATGTCCCTGTCAGCAAGTTGGATTAACAGATTCTTTTCTGCTGACTCGTCAGAGAGGCTCATATGGTTGAAAACAACATGTGCTGGCTTTCTGAACCCCATAGCTTTTCTTACAATTTCAATTTCTTTTTCCCAGAATTTTGTAAGCTGGTCTCTTCCGTACTGCAACCTTTCTACTAAAGTTTTTAATGAGATAAAGTTGTTTGTAAATCCGCCGCCGTTTGTAGCCATACCTGTTAGGGTTGGGGGAACTCCAAGTCCAGCGTATATACTGTTTAATACAGATGTGTATTTTTCAGAACCTAAAAACTTGTAAACTTGACTGTTTGACTCTGTGTAAGAAAGCTCTGGACCCCAAACAAGCTCCATCGTTCCTCCTCCTACATTACTAGCAAGGATATTTCTTAGCTTATTAATAGCAGCTTTATTTGGTAATATCTTATGATCCAAACTACCAATCGTCCATAGTCGGATGTTAGATATAGCCCCATCAAGTGCAGACAGATCAGCAAGTCTCATTTTCTCCAGCATGATGATATCATCTAAAATAGCATAGGTGAGCGGATGCGCCCACTGCTGCCAATCGTCTTTTTTATAGTAATGAACTGAGAGTTTTTCTGGATCTAGCGAGATTTTTCTCTGACCACTTTTATATGCTGTTTTAACGTTTGGTGGTAAGGTATCTAGCAATTTCGCTGGAATAGCGCCATCTTTAAAATTGTCAAAAAATGAATTTGATGAAATTTGATAGTTATTTTTTCTACCTAAAAATAGATTTATGTCTCCATCTTTCATGTCTACAGTTAGTGGGTTGAAGAAATTATATCTCCAAGGTATTTCATTTTGTTTTATACTTGGTATCTCAACTCGTATATCACTACCCATAGATTTAATAAACTTTGTTATCTGGGGAGTAATTGTCGCAGTGCTTCTATATGCAAACACCTGTCCTGTTCTGTACAAATTGTTTAAAAATCTTTCTGATCTCTCTTTTCCGTCACATTTTTTAAACCATTGCTGAAAGAATTTTTCTGCGCTCTTGTTCTCGTGTACGATATTTATACCTTGAGTACCAAAGTCACCCATCAAATCAATTACATTCCGAACGATACCAACTTTATCATAAGCGTCCATACACATTTTTATAATGCGTTTTGCTTTGCGGGGTACTTGCTCTTCTGGTCTGAAAGCATAATAGTCAGAACCAGTAAAGGATGGTCTAGCGGATCTGTTTGGCTCTATATCAAGAAATTCCCTGTGATATCCTTTAGCCACACCTTCGTAGGACTCAATTGAGTCTGAAAAACTCTCAAAAGCTCTCGCTTTGCTATTTGGATCTGCATCATTCCAAGTTATTAATGAGTCATTAATATCATTATCCATCGTGAAAACCTTTAATTAGATTGTAATTGAACTGGTATTAGATTATACACAATTAGTAAGCATCATTGATACTATCTGTAAACCAGTTTGGACCTGAATAAAGACTTCCACCGCTCTTTTGTTTTTCATCTTTTTCCATAGTAGCAAAACCACCATAGAAGTTATATGACACTGGATCTGGAGTTTTTGCTATTGTTCTCGCCGCCATATTAGCCATAATTAAAGAAGAGTAACGGTCCTTTCTCTGTTTTCCCTTTTTACCTGTACCAATAACGGTTGATGGTGTATCCCATTTATCTCTACCTGTCGCTGTTTGCGTAATCTGGATCATAGTTAGCTCGTCTTTGAGGTCTTCTATCTCTAGAACACACTGTTCAAGTGTATCAAAGACTCTTCCTTTTAGCCCATCTTCAGCGTTTGATATGCCTAAAGAAACAGCATCAAACATAGGAAACAATATAGCTTTATCTTCAAGGTCTTTCCTTAGACCGTGGTTTGCTTCCGCCAACCAGTCATACTTTGCAAACTGACACATCTCTAAAATGTGTAATCCTCGCTGATCATCCGTGTCTTTAGGTTTATCGTCGTCTATTGTGGGCCATATGGGTAGCTCCCCCTCTTCAATCTTATCAGTATCATGTAAAGACTCTGAAACCGCTATACCTCCACCTTGGGCGTCTAGAGCGATGTGAACACAGGGAAAGAGTTTCATCAAGTCTCTAATCTTTCTCGCGCAATATGCATAGAAATCGCTTTCTTTTGAAAAGCCTTTTTTAACCTTTTCTTTATGCTGATCTCTATTTGTCGTCCAGCAGTGAACTATTCTTCTGTGATCATCATTTAACTCTAAAACGACAATACTAAAATTATCAACCTCGGAAGCTGGGTCAACACCAAAGACGTATTTCTTGTTAGGATCTCCCCTTAGTTGCGCCTGAAAAACAACATCTTCGTTTTTAGAATTTTTTATAGGGCTAAGGTCGCTTGTTACGCAGCTTTCTATTAGAGTTCTTTTAAAGAAGCCCTGAGAATCGCGTGTAAAGCACGCTCCAAACTCCATTTGATATATCCCAGCATGGACTGTTGCCTTTGATCTGGCGACCTGTGAGGCGTCCATAAAGCCTTCTGGTAGAAGCTCATAAGGTATTCTTATGACAGAGTAATCCTTCCAGTTAAAATCGTTTGGTGGATCTTCACCAAAGATTTCCCTAAGCTTGTTCTTTCTACCTTGACTTTGAATTATTGATTTCCATTTTTTCCAGTACTCAGCAAAGTGATTAAAGTCATAATAAGCAGTACCGCTCAATATAATTTGGTTGTCTCTTTTCTTTATTATGTCTTTACTTTCTTGTTCTATATCTAAACCTAGTTCTTCAGCTTTTCTTTTTGCTGCGATTTTTTTAACATTTTCTATAGGATCAGAGCTAACAGCAGCAAAACCAGCGACAACTGTTTCAAAGATATCTCTAGGAATGGAAGCGAACTCATCGCTAATAATATCATTAGCTCTCTGACCTCTAATTTTTTGTCCGTCACCCAGAGGGAGGCAAGTGACGCGAGACTTATTGATACGCATAACGCAACGATCAACATCTCGTCTTGGCCCACTACTTGAATCGCACATACTCCTTAATATAGGTGAGTTATTCCAAATTGTTTCCATGTACTCAAACAAAACCTTAGACTGCCTAAAGGCTGCACCAACAACCACAACTTTTCTTTCTGGTAAAATTAAAGCTCTAATCATGGAGTATAAAGATAATATAAATGACTTACCAAAACCACGACTAGCTATAAGCATTGGGAATTTACGATTCCATAGCTCGCATAGAAACAAGGCTTGGGATGGTAAAATATTTATGTTGAAAACATGTTTACATAAGAAAGAAAAATATTCCGGCCTAGTCATAAGCCAAGTTAATTTTAAATGGTAATCTTCATCTCTAAGATCAACTAAATCAAATGGATTAAATACATCACGGTCGGGTATATCTAAATTCAACCAAGCTTCATCTATATTTTTAAGATTTGACATAGATTATTTTAAACTTTCTATATTCGGGTATTTTCTTGTCTCAAGCACTGCGTCTGCAAAACCGTAATAAACTGTTTCATTAGCGTCTAAATACCAGTCTCCATCTTTTAATTTTCTTTTTAAATAATTTCTAACCTTTTCTTCAGTCAATTCTTTGTAATGCTCTTTAAAGTATTTGCCTTTTACGCAACCTTCAGCGTAGATGTCAACCATAGTTTCTGTGTTACGCTTATCTACTTTTGCGTAATTATGAGCGCTTAGGTGATCACCAGAGCAATCCACAGATCCGTAATGCAGCATGAAGTGAGCATTTGGTGTCAGTATTCTTTTATCCGCAGCTTGAAGTATAATACTACTCATGGATTCTGCTTGACCGTAAGCTACTATGGTAACATAAGACCTGCAAAGACAAATAGCGTCAAATATTGCCATTCCATTTGACCATTCTCCACCCTCACTAAGCATATGAATAATAATTGGCTCTTGGTTTATGCAATCAAGCACTCTGAGGTTTTTGTAGAAGTTTGCAGCCATCCTGTATTCTACACCGGGATCATCATCCGTATTTCCAACATATCCGTGTAAATATAGCTCTCTGTTTTTAATGTCCAGTCCATAAGAATGAACGTCTGAAATAGTGTCTATAGACAAACTCATCTAAAAGCTCCTAAGTGTATAGTTCATTAATACGCTTTAATATACTTAAAACTGCCCACTTTGCATGTTTTTTGCAATCGCAGAATAATACATGAATGTCATGCTTCATTTGAAATTCCATAATTTTTCTAAGCATAAATTTATTTGTTACTTTAAGTTTACCCCAGTCATCCTCTGGTATACCTGATCGTTCTGGAAAATCCATTAGGTCTGAAAGAGAAAATTCTAATACTATAAATCTATGAGGAAATTCTTTCATTCTTTCTATTTCTTTATGAAACCTTATAGTATCATGCCCTATATTGTTTGCGAATTCAGTAACACTAGCTTTTCTTTCTATGCATATCTTCTCTTCTAGTCCTTTTATGGAATAATCTCCGGTATCTAATTTTTCTAAAACCATACCGTTGCACTTGTGATATCTAGAGTGACTACGCTCAAAAGTGTAACCTTCTTGCTCTCTAGTGTCTTTTATTATAGTAAAGGGTTTAGGCATTTTTGTCTCTCACTATTTCGGAAAATAATTTTTCATAAAATACTTCGTTCCTGTTCACTTTACTGTGGCAGTAACGACATAAAGTTATACCGTTGTCTATATCAAACCTTAAAGAAGAAGCAGAAGACCATTTCCTAATGTGGTGTACTTGTAAATATTTTTTATGTTTACACGAAGGCATTTGGCACTTGTAGCCGTCTCTTTTAAGAACGTCTTTTCTCCACTTTTCATAAACTGGATCGTGATAATTTCTTTTCATTTAGGTACTATAGCTTTTTTTACTGATACGTCTTGTAAGATTTCTACAACAAGCTCTGCTGTCTTAGAGGATGAGTCTTGTTTTAGTATGACTGAAGCAAATCTAAAAGTAGCTAAAAAACAGGCTTCATCTGGATCGTTAGCTTCTACAAAAATTATTGGTCTTTCATGATTAAATTCTTTCAATTGAAAGGAGATTAGTCTTGGTAAAACCAAAGTTAAGTCTAGCTCTACCTTATATATTTTCATTTTGTGTCATGATCTACCATTAATTTAACTAAATCTTCAAAGCTGTATTTAGGACTCCATCCTAAAATTTCGTTTGCTTTACTACAATCACCCTTTAAATAATCTACTTCTGCTGGTCTATAAAACTCTGGATCTTGAACTACTAAGTCAGACCAATCTTCTATATCAATAGATGAAAACGCTACGTCTAGGAACTCGCGAATAGTATGAGTCTCGCCGGTGCAGATAACAAAGTCCTGTGGACTATCCTGTTGGAGCATCATCCACATCGCTTCCACGTAATCTCCTGCGTACCCCCAATCTCTAAATGCTTCTAAGTTGCCTAGACGCAGCTTTGAAAATTCTGGATCTCGTCCGCTTTTTACGAATTCTCCAATCC